ACTCGAGTCGTTGGAGCGTCGTATTCCATCGGCTGTTTGAATAATCAGGGAAATCTGACCAGCGGCATATCCCATCCATCCCTCGCGGGGTGGACGGATACTTCACGAGCTTCCCGATAAGGGAATCAAGGAAGCGAACGGAACGGATATCTCCGAACCGCTCGAACAGCTGGTTTCGCAATGAGCTCGCTTTCACGATCTCATTGCTATTCGCTCTTGATTGAGGCAGATGGGCCCGTTGGTAAGCAGGAGTAACAACCCTGCCCCTAAAGGCATCCACACCGCACGACTCGCGAAAGTCTCCACTAAGGAAACTCTTCGAGGCGTTCACTTTCATCCCTAGAGATGAGAGCAACTCAATCAACACGGGGGCTACGTATCTGTCGATGATAATATCATCGCCATATACGCTCAGCTCAGGTGACCGCTTTTGAAAGGACCGGATAAACCAGTCCGCGGTTTGGCCTGAATGCTCCATGTACGCCAGCACGCCCAAGGTGTGAAACACCATGGATTCGACTGGGAACGTGAGAGCTGACCCCATTGACGCGAACTTGTTCAACAGAACAGTTCTGCCGTCAGGGAGCTGCACGAAAGCGCTTCGCGACAAACGGAGGAATCGAAGGAATCCGGGGTTGAACCCGAACAACTCCTCAACCAACGCCAATCCGACGCGATCCGAGGCCTCAGAGAGGTCGATCGTGGCATTTCTGCCATGAGCCGATCCTTCCAGGGCCATCTGCTGATTGTAAGACTGATCCGTGTAAGAACACGCGAATCCGTCTCTCTCTAGGAGCCTTTTCAGGTTTCCTTGGAGGGCCTGCTGGACAAACTGGTTATATGACGGCTCAATCGAGATTAATCGAGGAGTCGTAGCGGTTTTAGGAACCGCAACCAATCTGGCAGGTACTACCCCATTAAGGGGTGGGCGTTCGAGCAAATCGATCCAAGAGGATCTGAAATACTCAGGGCCCATCAGTTCTTCGACATGGTAAGAGATGGAAGTAAAATCCCACCTCTCATTAGTGCCGAAGGATTCAGAAACAGCTCCCGGGCCATGTTTCCCGTCCGAGACGGTAACCATGGCCTCACCGATCAGTTGCCCAAAGAGAATCTGGGCCACTTTTCGGGCATGAGGCGGTAGTGCGGCTTTGTACTCAGCCCGTGATGGCAGACAACTGTCTGTAGTCACGAACTGGGCGATCGCAGCCTCCACCCGATGGTCATCACACACCTCGAAGATCTTTTTACAGAGCCTCGAGATTTGTCGGATCCATCGTATCGCCTCAATGCTAGGGTCGGGCAAAACAAGCCCGTCCCCGTTGAAGATCTGTACCCAAGCTCCATGAAGGAACAAAGGTACAACGCCATCCGTCGCCCACCCCGATATCTCAGGGAAGCGACCGACTCTCAAGCCTTCCAGAAGGAAGTCGTCGAGTCGTGGGAGAGCGATCGTGAAAAAGGGCATGCCCTCTTTCTCGAATCTCCAACGGAGCGTGACAATGTCTCGCTCAGCACTGAACCCCAGAGCATCTCCCGCATCACGCAGGAGCTGCTCAAGGAGAATAACTTGGCTTTTCATCTCTGTCCCCTTTCAAAGGACTAGTAGATCCAAGCCAAGATGGGACACAGTACAATGAATCTTCTTCCGATTATGTCATCGCGACAATATGGAGAAGAAG